TCCGCCGGCTGATGGGCACGCGCACCCCGATGGTGCGGGGGATCATGTTCACCAAGCCGAACGTCAGCTTGCTGTTGGGCACGTCAGCGTTCTCGCCGACAAAGTAGTACTGGCTGGAGCTGAGCTTCTTGGGGATCTCAACGTTGCCCTCCAGGCCGGAGAGCATGGTCAGGCCGCTGTTCAGGAAGGCGCTGCGGTTGCGGATCAGATCAATGAACTGTGCATCCAGCCGGTCAGTGCCGACCAGTGCGCCACCGTCGCCGAAGGTGCCGACCACCTGGCCGGGGGTCTCAGCGGCGCGGGAAACACCCAGCACCTCCCAAGGGATTAACACGCCGCGAGCGCTCTTATTGAGCGTCCTGGCCTGCAGATCCGCAGCGGCTCGGCTTACCTCCAGCTCAAAGCCAGCGGCATCAGCGAGCCTGGCGTTAGTTGGCTCCGTCATGTGAAGGAGCAGCCGGCACAGGCTGAAGCGTTTGATTTCACGCTTGCTCAGGCCCAGCTCAGCGCCGCCGGCATCGTGCACGCGGCCATCGAAGGACACCTTGCGCATGCCCAGCTCTTTCAGCACCACCTCACGGGCGGCATCAATGCTGGCGTCTTCGTTGATGAGTTTTTCGGCCAGGCTCTCGTCCATCTTGAACTCGGAGCACATGCCGCGGATGGCTGCGACGCGTTCACGCTCGGCCTGCCGGGCGTTCTGCGCCACCTCCTCCACGTTGATCGTTTCAGTGGTCATTGGGATTGGATCGGATGATTCAGTCCGCTCGGCGGTCTGTGCTGTCAGGCTATGGAGGGCCTTGCTAACGGCAGACTTGACCAACTCGGGGTCAATCGTGACGGTCGGCTCGGCTGGCGCAGGGGGCTCAGGGGTGGGCTCAGCGGCGGGCTCAGTCTCTACCCAAGGGTCATCCATGGCGCGGCCCAGGCCTACGGTTTGGTCGGCGGGGACGCTGACGCTGGAGACCTCCAGCGCCTTCCAGCTGGTCACGTAGAAGTCGCCGCTGCGCTCTTCGATGTCGTCAATGCTGTAGGCGAACGAGACGTTGCGCACGATGCCGGCTTCAATATCGACGCGGCGGCGGTGCTCTTCTGTTCCACGTTCGGTGGTGTTGGGCGACCATCGGACGGTGCTGTAGAGCCGGCGATCGTCGCCGAGCCAGGCCTTTTCGACAACGCCCAAGACCTTGTTGGGGTCATGCCCCCAGAGCCATGGCGCGCCGTCGTTCAATCGCGACAGGTCCATGGCGCCTTGCTCATGCACCAGGATCTCGCGGCCGAAGAATCGCTCTACGGGCGCCTCACTAGAAAACGAGAATGTGAGCGTTTCGTCGGTCTTCTCTTCCAGCTGCATGCCGCCGGGCAGCTCTCGCCGCTGGGGGCCGCGCAGCTTCGTGAGATCTAGGGTGGAATCCAAGGCCAGACAGTCGCTGGCGTCAGGCTATGGATTGCCTACGCCGTTAGCGCCAGAGGTAGTTGGCCCACCACGGCGGCGGGGCAATGGCGCTGGATCTTGCGCCAGCGAGCCTCCGTGAACCACGGTTGCTGTCGGTACCAATCCTCAACCGGTGAGTTGTGCTTGCTGGAGTTGCAAGCGGTGCAGGCGGGAATGATGTTGCTCGCCTCGTCAAGCCCGCCCTTGGTCAGGGCCAACACGTGTTCAACCGTGAGGCGTTCGCGGCCGTGGTTGCGGGAATCACTGGCGCCTGCACCACAGAATGCGCAACGGTTGCCCCACAGATCGAAGCGGGCGTCGATTTGAGCGCGGGTGACCGGCGACAATGCGCGGCGGCGGGCGGCGCGCTGCCAGGCATTGCGGCGGCGCATTTTTTCACGATGTTTACCTGGATTGGCAATGTACCAAAGACGACTGTTTACGCGAGATTTCGCCCGAAATTCTTCCGCGTTAGCCAGATAGTAAAGCCGGCGCCTTTTACGCTCCATTTCAAAATTGGCCTCAGAATAGCGCCGCTTGCTTTCGCGCACTTTGTCAGCATTGATATTTCGATAATTTCGAGCGTAGTTGCGCCTTTGTTCCGCATTATTTCTGTAACTGCAGCGGTTTCGTTCGCGCTGACTTTCTAAGTTGGCTTGATAATATTGCTGGTAGGATCCGCGCTGTTTCTTGGCAATAATTGGGTCTAGGTGCCTGCTGATCGCGTTATGCGGCCGATCTAAGACGCGTCCGATCTCGCGGAGTCCAACCCCACACGCCGCAGCAACCTCGGCGGTGATCTGATCTTGCGCTGTCCATGGCCTCGGCTTGCGCCGGCCGTTCTGCGATACTGATGCCATCGGCCTGTCCTCCCAGGTTGGTCACGCCTCGGTGGCTGCAACCAGCCGGGGCACACCTATTCTACATCTTCTGGGGCGTCTTCGTCTTCGTCGTCATCCTCTTCAGCGTCGGGTGGTGGTGCCACAGGCTCGGGCGGCTGCTCGATTGAAGGCATTAGGCCCAGTGATTCCTTCAGTTCGTTTTCCCTCGCAATTTGTGCCATCACCTGGCCAAACTCAGACCCAGTGTAGTTGGCTATTTGCTGGGAATGAGATTCCAGCAGCAATGCCCTAGCTTTTTCCATGGCAACCATGTCTTTTAATGGATCTATGCCGTCCCAACTCCTTGCCTGCCACATGGGGGCATTATATCTTTCTGGCCTAGTCCAGTAATCGTTAAAAGCTGGCGAGGGTAATTCACCAGCCAACATTGCAGCGCGGAGCCATTCTTCAAAGACTCGTTGATGCAGCTGCTGTATCAGCATGCTCTGCAGCACGCGCCAATGATCGCGATCCTCTTGGACGCTTGTGCGCATGCTGCTGTAATTCGCGTCCGAAAAGTCCCTGCTGATCGTGGCGTAGCTGCACCCAAACCCTGCCGCAAACCGCCGCGTCAGGTTCTTTACGACCGCATCGTATTGGCCGTCGTCAGGCCCGAAGTTCGGCGGCACCGGAACCTCGCCGGCCTCAAGGATGTTGTAGGCGCCGGGCTCAGTGTTGAATAGCCGCTGACCGTTCTCCACCGCATCACCGGTCAGCCCGGCATCGGGCGTCTGAATCCACCCCAGCGATGCCGCTTGGACGCGCTTCCGTACCAGGTGAGCCTTTTCGTATTCAGAGAGCCCATGCACCGTCGTAATCACCGACGCCAACCACGGCACGCCCCGGTTCTGCCCGATCCGCTCCGGCAGGAACACATGGATCATGTCTGCCGCCGGCACTAGGACGTGCTTCCGTTCCACCCCGCGGCGGTTCAGGCCGAGCTCCACATCGCCAGGGTGGCGGGTCAGGATGGCGTACCGGGTCGGGCGGCCCCACTGGTTGATCTCGACGCCCAGCCGCCATTCGTGGCCGGCGCGGTCTGAAACACCAGACTTGTCCTCATCGAGCTGGTGCGCCTCGATCAGCTCCAGCGCCAGCGGGGTGCGGCCCTGCCCCATCGGCTGCCGCACGATCCTGATCAGGCATTCGCCCGACTCCGGCAGGCTGCCGGCGATCATCATTTCAAACCCGTGGAACGAAAGCCGGCCCGCCACGTCGCAAGTGTCTGGCCGGCACCAGCGGCGCCATGCTTCCTCCAGCAGCCGGTTGCGGCGCACGTCCTTTTCCGTGCCGTTGGCCTTCATCACCTGCCCCTGCATCTGGATCCCACGCGGGCCCACCACGTTGATCTGCGTGGTCCGCTTGGCCTGGCGGGCGTAGGGGTTGTCCCTGACCAGCTGGTGGCAACGGTCGCGCAGCACCTGCAGGCTGACGCGCAGCTCGGCGTCTGCGGATGTGGTCGGTGCCACCAGGTCATGGAGCAACCGGTTGCGCCGGGCGCCCTCGAACATCCGCTGAGCTTGGTCGCGCATTCGCAGGCCTTCTCTGCCGAACCTCTCCAGCGCTTCAGGGCTCGCAACGCTTAGCCATCGCCCGAATTGCTCGGACGTCATCCGAGCCGGGGCAATTTCAGAGCCAGTGCCAATAAGCGCAATCTCGCCTTTTCCGTATCGCGCAAAAAGCGTTTGCTGCCTCAGCCAGGATCGAACACCCATCAGCTCACCCCCGTGAAGCGCACATAGAGCCGGCGCGGATCGCCGAGGCCTTGCGCGATCATCTCGGCGCGTTTCTCGCGGGCGACTTCAGCCTTGAGGCGGTCGCGCCAAACAATTAAATCGGGCAGATCGACACGCTTTACGCGTCTGCCTCCGGAACCCAAAGAGCCGATCTGATACTCAACCGCGCCACCTACCAAGGCCCGAATGGCTTCCTCGGCGGCAGCTAAATCTTTCTCAGCCTGACTGCGATCGTCGAACGCGCCAGGCGTTCCGCTGAATGCCAGGCTCTTGCGGACGGTCAGGCCGCCGCGACCGGTGGTGAGCGGGGCGCCGCTGACCGTGGAGACGATCTGCAGCTCCCAGGCGCCGGAGGTCATCGTGGCCGTAGTGGCAGCGCTCAGCTCCACCTTCCAGCCGTCGTCCGTGTCGCTGGCCACCGCCTCGATGCCGGCGCCAGCGGCTGCAGCGCGTAGCCACACGCGCACCGCCGTGGCGTCGGGGTGGACGCGGGACTCGACCCAGCTGGTCAGATCGCCTTGGTAGAGCTCGGCCGGCTGGGTCATTTGAGCACCGTGAAACTCCGGGCCTTTCGTGGCGCGGCCTGCTGGTCTAAGGCTACGGAGGCCGCCAGCTGTGCCGCCAGCTGGTCCCACATGGTTTGACGGTTGTAGCGGCGCTTGAGCAGCTCCAGCATCGCTAGGCAGTACACCTTCAGGTCAAGCGGCTCGTTGCGGGCGCCGGATGGCTTAACCCATTCCAAGACTTGAAACCCTTT